NCTAAGGAGTTGGGAATGGAGATAAAACCGTATGATATGTTTGAAGAGGATGGGGAGTACTGCGTATACAAGGTTGACGAGGATGGAAGCAAGGTAGGCGACACGCTTGGATGCCATCCTACTATTGGGGAGGCAGAGGATCAAATTACTGCCATTAACATAAGTGAGTCTGAAAAAGAGAAAGAAGATGAAGAGGAAAAAGGCGAAAAGGACGAAAAAGATAAAGAGGGCAAAGAGAACGAAAAGGGTGACGAGAGAGGAGAAGGCAATACAGGAGATACGGAGGAGAGAGGAGATACGGACGGGGAGAGAGAAGAGAAAGAAGCTGGCGATGTTGAAGCAGACACAGAAAAAGAAGAGGATCACGAGGAGAAGGAGAATTCAGAAGGCGAACTCGAAGAGAAACAGGAGATGGATGATGGGGATAAGGAGAAAGAAGGCACGGAAGAGAAAGAGAGCAACGAAGAAGAGGATGAGGAGAAGGACATAGATCTACGAGCCAGGGATCCACAGGCATACTACAATGCAAAGAGCGAGTCCCTGTATGATCGCATCAAGGCGATTCGTAATGCCTTCCACGATCAATTCGGATACAAAGAACCGATGGAAGACATCTGGTATTGGGTATATGACATCTATCCTGATTACATCATCCTGGAAGTAGATGAATACGGCAACATTGGTCATTTCAAAATCGCCTACACTTCCTCTGGGGAGGGTGACGATCTTGAAATCGAATTCGTTGAAAAGGAAGAGTGGATCCGGGGTTCGTTTGAGTTTGTACCAACCTCAGATGAAAAAGGTAGTGATACTATCATTTCGATGATAATATCTATCCCAGAAGGCAGAGAGGAAAAAGTGATCGCCGCCCTCAAGGGCACGAACATCCTCAATGCTATGACAGATGGTAGTAGAGAAGAAGAGAACGAAAAGACAGAGGCCGGGCCGGGCGCCAGTTCACCCACCTCCAAAGCATCAAGAATGAAAGCCCTTCTTCAATCTATAGAAGCAGAACAATACGAAACTGAGAACATTTTGGAGGTAAACTAACATGGCAAAGACTTGGAAAGAATACCTGGCAGAAAGTAACGCTCTTTTTGCACAGGCCAAGGCGATTCTCAGCGATGAGAATGCATCAGCCGAAGATAGGGGGAAAGTCGAAGCGCTTCTTACAGATGCCAAGGATCTAAAATCCCGTGGCGTGCAACTGAAAGAGGTCGAGATGAGCTCCCTGGATCTGGACAAGGCAATTGAAGCAGAGCGCACCAAAGCATCTATCGCAATGGTGCCGCAAGTAAAGGGTCCAGAGTTCAAGAATTTCGGTGAACTGATCAAGAGCGTCCTGCTTTGGTCGAAGGGCCTGTACAAAGACGAGAGACTTCACTGGTACAACGATGCGGATGGCAAAGTCTCGCAGGTGAAGGATCTGGTTGAGAACGTTGGTGCGTCCGGTGGGTTCCTGGTTCCGACAGAATTCATTGCTCGCCTTTATGCGATAATGGCCGAGTCGAACTTTGTTCGCCAGAGAGCAACAATTATCCCGATGCGGCGTAGAAGTGTTTCCATCCCAGTGCTTGATCAAACAGGCACCACAGCCGGTATTCCTCACTGGTTCGGCGGGATGCAGTTCTATTGGGCAGATGAAGCGACGGAAAAGACATCAACCGATGCCGCATTCCGCAAGATCACCCTGACTGCCCACAAGCTGATCGGATACACACGTGCATCCGATGAGCTAGTTGACGATGCGGCTATTTCTCTTGATGCCCTGCTAACCGGCGAGTTGGGATTTGTCGGTGGGGCAAACTGGATGGAAGAGTACGCATTCCTACAGGGAACGGGCGCGGGTCAGCCCCTTGGTGTTATCAATGCAGGTGCAACGATCACGGTTGCCCGTGCGGCAGACAATGCCATTGGCTTCGCAGACCTAGCGAACATGATGGAGAGTTTCCTGCCTTCCGGCAACGGTGTGTGGGTTATCACCCAATCCGCAATGGCAGACCTGATCCAGTTGAATGGACCAACAGGTAACCCATCGTACATCTGGCAGCCCAATGCCAGAGATGGCGTACCGGGCACGTTGCTTGGACTTCCGGTTATCTGGACAGAAAAGACGCCAGTGATCGGCCAACCCGGCGATGTTGTTCTGGCAGATTGGAGATACTACTTGCTCGGTGATCGTCAAGCTGTGACAGTCGAGTCAACACAGTTCGACAGATGGCGTTACGACGAGACAAGCTGGCGGATGGTACATCGTGTGGATGGGCAACCGTGGCTTTCAGCCCCGCTAACCCTGCAAGACGGTACCACACAGGTATCGCCTTTCGTCATCTTGGGCACCAAGAGTACATAGTCTAATTGATGGGAGGGAGTAGTAACCCTACTCTCTCCTACTGAGGAGGTAACCAATGAGTTACACTGAAAGATTCACCGAGGTCCACAAGTTGCTGATCAGCGAGAACTCGCCCGCTCTTGTTGCAGGCACATATGATTCACCATGGGTCTCTTTGATGAACTATCACCGGGCAGTTGCAATCCTCCACGTTCTTGACATGGGGGCGGGCGCAACACTTGATTTCTCCATCCGGCAGGCGACAGATACGGCTGGAACGGGCGCAAAGGTAATTGCCAATACAGCCGGTACCACAACTCACGCAATCACCCAGCTTACTCAGGCGAGTGGCGATGCAGACTCAGATTGCATCATTGAGCTACGGACAGCCCAGCTTGACGTAACCAACAAGTTCGATTGCGTTAGCCTGCGAACAGTCGTGGGCGTTGATACGTGCGTGGTATCATACTGCCTGTTCGGCATCATTCCGCGATTCCCGCCTGTGGGTGTCACTGAGTGGACAGAAGTCATCAGCCCAACATAGAATAACCTATAAATTGGAAATAAGAGGAAGGATACCCTTCCTTCCTCTTCTTTCCTCCTTTCCTGCTGTGGGTGGCACTCGCCTTGTCACCCGCAGCAGTTTTTTGTTACCTTAAAGACGTACCAATTTCTTGACTAGGTGACAATAATAGAGTAAAATATAACAAGCAGACAATTAGGAAATATGCGTGGAACAATTTTTGCGGAAACAGCAGGAAAAAGATGAAGGGCGTCTCTGGGGATATCTAATACCCCAGGGCTGTCGCGAGGGGATTCTCTCTAAAATAAAAGAGAATCCAGATAAGCCATTCTATATAGTAATGTCAGAATTGGGTTTTTCTCTAATGCGCTCTGGCGGAACGGATGATGAGGCCCTGGCTCAATTGGAAGAAATTCAGCAGGCATGTAAAGAATGGCAAGAAAGGAATACTGACTAATGGGACGGTTTGGCGGCATAAGTACATATTGGAAAAATGCCAAGCCTTTTGCCATTACATGGTGGCACTGTTGGTATTGTAGCTCGGCAAATGCAGGTTATAAATGTACTGCCTGTAATGCCCCTAAACGCACTGAAAGGAAATATCTTGGCAGATCGATGGGTTCAACTTAAAACGCTCAAGAATATTGAGCGCCATGGCAAGCTTCGCGCATATCATCCAGGGGATTGGGTTGCAGTAGGAAAGTCTACCGCCCTGCGATGGATTGCCGAAGGAGAAGCGTTCGATCCGAAGGCAAAGATCAGAGAGTTTGTCGGTGATGATTTTGGCGTTAGGATAATGGACAAACCTGGCATTGGCAGGAACGTCCTTTCTCAGGATGGAAATGGGGATCCCATCCCCACCGCTATTGATGGTCCACTTTTGCCCTGGGAGCTTACGCTCATCTGGGATCCGAAAATCATGCTGAGAAAAGAACTATTATCGGTCGGATTCAACTTCCTTGAAATTTGGCAGGTTGCTTGTCCACTTATGAAATATGATATCATGGCAAACAATACTGGCACTCTGGAGGATCGGGACTTAACCGCCGATCTAATCGGAGATCTCCGTATCCCATTGTACAATCCAAGCTTGATGTTCGTTAAGCGATGCGGGGATACTCGCGCAATGATAGGGGCATGGGAAGAAGAGAAAGGACGATCACCTTCTATACACCATGCGCTTCTGAGGGCAATCTATAGGACAAAACCACTTATCCTTGCCCTTCCGCCCAATTGGACTGATCCGAATTATCTCAGTAGTGCTGATGATTGGTAGGTAAAAGTGAAAGTTGCACAGATAATTTGCAATATCTGCCTCAAGAAGCAGGGGCCGGGAGATAATCCATGGATGCATATCACCATGGAAAGTGGGGGTGGAATAGATCGGGAATTTATGCCAGTCTTCATTTACAGCATCGGTAGTGACAATTTTCATATCTGCAGTCTCAGATGTCTTGGCAAATTCATTGACGAACTGATCGCCAATGGATATTGGTCATTTGAGAGAAAGGAAAAAGAGCAATGATGGATTTGGGATTCTGGTTTTGGCTCGTGTTTACTTTGTGGTATAGTTCGATTGCGCTTGCGTTAGTTATATTCACCGCATACGTCGTCGCGAAGCAGGGAATAAAAGAAGGTTGCTTTTCTATTGTTTTCATCCTGGGTCTGAGCGTGTTTTGGCCTATCTCATTACCACTATGGGTCATTTTATCTGTCTTTTTCAAGTTGTTGTCATGACAGCGGGGATAGTCTATGTGGCTTACGGGAAGAGGGCTCGGGATGAGTTTTTTCAATCTATCTCCTTTCTTCGTCGCTACAATGACTATCCAATCTCTCTGATTAGCAACCGTCCTTATCCCGATGCCAATGTTCACTGGATTGAGTTTCCGGATAAGGATCGTGGCGGCAGGCAAGCCAAGCTTAATATCGATCTGCTCTCTCCATACGATCATACCATGTATATTGATGCAGATACACGTCCTTATCAATCTATACACAAGGGCTTCAAGCCCCTGGATGATGGATGGGATTTTGTCGTTACCATCTCGCCGCAACAAAATGAGGGCTTTTTGTGGAAGTGCAGCAAAGAGGAGATTTGGAGAACAATAGATGCTTACTCATCTCGCCGGATTCTCTCCCTGCAGGGAGGGGTGTTCTTTTTCAGAAAGAATCCGCAGGTACACAAGTTTTTCCATTCCTGGAGACAGGAGTGGGGCAAGTTTAGCGATCAAGATCAGGGCGCGATGCTGAGAGCCATGGCTGCTTTTCCTTTGCATGTATGGCTTCTCGGGCGCCCATGGAATGGCGGAGCTGTTATTGGCCATCTATTTGGCCGCGCAGCGAGGAGAACGTAAATGGACTACTCTGGTTTTTTGGTAGTTCTATCGTGGATAGGGCTAATTGTAATGCCACTCATTCTTGTCATTTCTTTCATTAGGAGAATGAGAAATCTGGTAGGGCAAGTGTAGAAAGGGCTTTCGTGGCAATAACAGCAAATATGATGACGGCGAAACATACTTATGTGACGCTGGAATACCCTGACGGGACAATTATACATGGTAAATGCTATGTGGCAAATATCTCGATGGAATGTTCGACATCGGCACCGGATAATATTTTTGGTGGACCTATATCGATAATAGAACAGCCGCTTGTAACAATGGAACTCGTTTCGGCTGGAGAGATATTTTTCTCTGAATCTGCCGAATATGTCCAGCGAGTTCAGGCGGAACGCGTTGCTCTGGAATGGCAATGTTGGTATTGCGGGCGCCCAAATAAGGCTGAAAGAGAACAATGCGAGAGCTGCAATGCGGTTCGCCAATTTGCCTATCGGTAGAAAGGAAGTGCAATGAACATGGACGACACTGATAAATTCGAGGAATATTTTAATAAGGCAAACAATGAAGAATTGGATGAATCTTTCGATGCCCTGGCCAAGTTTTGCCATGTGTATTATCTTGCCCTTATTCGTCAGGGCTTTAATGAAGCACAGGCCATGGAGCTAACTGCAAGCTATCAAAAGACGATGCTTTTCCTCATCCAATAGAAAGGAAGTTCGTTGCACGTACATATTGTCTGTAGGGACTATGACTCATCTGATAAAATCCTCCCGAGGCTATCCAACACGCTAGCTCGTGTGCCGGGATGGCATGCCGGTCACGGGCCGAACGGCAGTGCGGACCTGAATTACTTTTCAGTTTACATTGAATACAGTGAGACTTATCTCAACTGGAACGAAACACCAACTGCTGCCTACTTTACCCACTTTGAAAGGAATCGTGCAGATAAATCTCGCTGGTGGAAACAGGCATTGGAAAGGATCGATCTCTGTATTGTAACAAGCAAGCTGTATAGGGATATGCTCCTTAGCCAGGGCGCAAAAAGGGTATCTCAAGTTCATCCACCTATTGGTCCCGGGTTTACTATAGTCGATCCTCCAGATACCAATATACCCATCGTTGGCGTTAGCGGCTTCGTTCCCAAGAGGTATGGCGAGAGAAAGGGCGCAGAATTACTCAATCAAATACGCTCTCGCCCTATTATGAATAAAGTACGCCTCGCGGCAAGCGGGGAGGGGTGGCCCAATATTGTTTCCGTTCGCTATGGCCTGGACGAGCTTCCACGCTTTTTCCAAGGTCTCTCTATCCTCCTATGCACTTCCCTGATCGAGGGCAATCCAATGCCGCCATTAGAAGCACTGGCATGCGGGATCAAGATCGTCATTCCTACAAATGTTGGCCTACTGGATGAACTTCCAGAGATGGACGGGATTTACAGATATGAGCGGGGCGATGTGAAACAGATGGAAAGAGCACTAAAGCAAGCCATCCATAGTGGCGAGGTCGATAGGCAGGCTCTTCATGATGCAGTGAGTGATTATACAGAGGAAAGGTGGATTTCGGATCACCGGGAGGCATTCGAGTCATTGTTAAACGATACGGCACCAGTCACAGAACCGATCAATTCCAATCGCGGCGTGTACTATGTCGCCTTCGGGAAGCCTGCACGCAAGTGTGCCAAGCAAGCTATGAAAAGCTTCCGCAGGTTTATGCCAGAGGATATCGAGATTGCCCTGGCCAGCGAGGAACCAATCGGTGTTGAGGATCACCATATCAAATGTGATGATGTAGATGTCGGTGCTCGACATGCCAAGACTGCAATGTACGATCTTACTCCTTCCAATTGGAGCTATGTGATGTATCTCGATGCAGATACTGAGATTATATCACCCGATCCCAAATTTCTCTTCAAGATCCTTCAGGATGGTTGGGATATGGTCATCTGTACCAACCCGGGCAAGTTTCACATCGCCCGTCGCATGGTTCGCCCAGACAATAAAGATGAGTGCAATAAGACATTCAATAAAATTGGCACTCAGGAAGTTATCCAACTCAACGGTGGAGTTCTTGCCTTTCGCAGGAATGAACGAACGAGAGATTTCTTCCATGCCTGGCATAAGGAGTGGAAAAAGTGGGGAAAGAGAGATCAGGCTGCCCTTCTTCGCGCCCTGTGGGATCACCCGGTCAAGCTCTTCGTTCTGAATAATCGCTGGAATACAATTACTAGATATGTAGAGAATCCGGAGGAATATAGCGCTGGAATTCTCCATTATCCAATGACTGCACGAAGGTGGGAAGGAACGATCCAAGGTAGAAGCGATAGTAAGGAAGCCTGGGAAAAGGTGGGCCAATTCAGAAGAAAGAAAAGATAGGAAGAACAGAGGAGGCGCTATGAAGGAACATCCGATCTTATTCAACGGGGATGCCGTGCGGGCCATCTTGGCCGGGCGAAAGACACAGACGCGGAGGCCGGTGAAGCCACAGCCAGTACCATCCGTGGCCTGGGATGGATTGTGGGTAGTCAAGACAGACGGGAAGCCCAGTGGCATGACCTGTATCAATGCTACCGATTGGGATGTGCGGTACTGGTGTGATAGGTGGTGTCCATACAATGTCGGTGACCACCTGTGGATGCGGGAGACGTGGGCCTTGATTTCGCCTGAGTCCGTGGGGGATGAGGCATGGTATCGAATCCGCCGAGAGCGCCCGTGGCGTCTCCATCCTGATAGCAACGAACTGGAAGGTGCCGCCCTAGCCATCTATCGGGCAGACGGGGAGTTTGACTTCGCTCTAGGGTGGGACAAATGGCGTCCCTCGATTCACATGCCCCGCTGGGCATCGCGGATCATGCTGGAGGTCATTAGCGTGCGGGTACAGCGGGTGCAGGATATCACGGCGGAGGATGCTATAGCTGGGGGAATTGCCACTTGGATAGGCGAATATGGGTTTGTTGGTGACTTCGATGAGCATGCTGATTGCCTTGTCACCGATCTGCAGGCAGTATTCAGCATGAGCATGATGTGGAACTCCATCTACGCCAAGCGCGGCCTGGGCTGGGATGTGAATCCCTGGGTCTGGGCCATAGAGTTTCGCCGCGAGCTGATGGCGGGCGGGAAGGAGGGGTGATGGCAGAGTGCGATAACTGTGGCTATGATACCGAACTAGGAGATTATGCGTATGGCACAAAGGTCTATGGCTTCTGTGAGATTTGCGCTGGTAGTTTCCTTTCGCGTGCCACGACTGCTTCACGCTATTTAGAGCAGAGTGACATATGGCTGTTTCGAAGCATTGCCTTTATCGCCAATATCTTACGCAGCGAGATACGGACACATGCCACCCGCCAGCAGGGCGGGGAGGAGGTGGTGAGATGACTAATTGTGAGATATGCAGCACTCTAGCTGCGGAGGATGTAGAGCAAGAGATTGCTGCCGCCGTCGCCGCCGAGCGCGAGGCGTGCGCGAAAGTGGCAGAGGAGCGAGTTGCACACTTGAAGGAATGGGAACAGCAGCCGCACCCAGATAATCCAGATGAAGCGGCGGAAGCGTTCGGTGGGTGGGCGACAGCCGAGTACATCGCTGCCAAGATCCGCGCCAGGGCAGGGGAGGAGGTGGTGATGGCAGAAACCACAGACTTTGAGGAATGGAAAGCAGAAGAGATGAAAGACCCGGAGTTTCGGGCCGCTTTCGAAAAACTGAAGCCGGTTTTCGACTTGAGCGCTAGCATCCTGCGGTTGCGAATAGCAAGAGGTTGGTCGCTTCATGAACTTGCTAAGCATGCTGGCGTGCGTGAGTGTCGGCTTACCAAAGTTGAGATGTCAAATGGCGGCAATCCAAACCTGCGATTTCTTCAGAAGCTCGCTAGGGCGCTAGATGCCCGCGTGGTTATGTTATTGGAACCCAAAGAGGCTGCTAGCCCGTGACCCGCCGCCGTCACTGCGATACAGAAGTCGCCAACTAACGGGCGGGGGAGAATAATAGTGGATGAATTCATAGCGGGACTAGCAATTGAGATTCGACGCGAGCTGGCTGGCGGAAGATTGTGCGGTAAGCCAATCGACTGGGATGACCCCGATATGGCATTGGTTGCAGCATACTATGGTGGTCGCTCCCAGGAATACAAATATCTTATGGATCTAATGCAGCAGCGCGATCACATCCTGGCACAGATAGAGAAAATATAGTCTGTGGAAATATCTAAGGAATTTAATAAATCAATGAAAAGGAGAATATAATGGTTGAAAAACTGTATAATTGCGCATGTGGCTGTGGCTTAACATATACACTTGATTATGCTCCGTTCGAGGAGACGATCTGCATTGCAGTCGGTAAAGAGTTAAGACACATAGATATGAACGATCTTACCGACTTCATTCTTGCTATGGAAAAAGAGAATGAGGCACGGGGCAGGGCTATCAAAAAGACAGTTGGGGTCATTGAAAAAACCGAAAAAGCAATTGAGGAAGAGGTAATTATGGAAAGGCCCATCTACCGTGTAGAACGCCCGAATGGTACTGTGGATCGACTTCATGCAGAATCTTATTCTATTAGCGATGGGCACCTGTGTCTTTATATCGAGGATGAGGATAGGCGCGTTACTGGCGTTGTCACGTACCAGAAAGATCACTGGTGTTTTGTATCCAAAGAAGAAAAGTAGAACAAAAAGGAGGGCATGAAACATGAGGGAAAATTGGGCCGGTAATGGAGAAATGGATTACAAGAAAGTAAAGCTAGAAAAGTTCAAGCTTGCCGCCATGCAATATCTTCCAGATGAGCTTTTGTGTGGAGAAGAACCGCATATTGATGTCTCTATATGGTCCAAGTTTTTCTCGGATCAGATTATTCTCCGTATTACTAAGGCAATTTGGGGCCGGGAGGCACAAGAAAAAGAAGTTCGATATCCTCTTGATTGGTGGGAAGCCATCAAGGAAAGATGGGCTCCGCAGTGGTTCAAAGATAGATGGCCCGTCGAATATGTAATTGAAAAGCTGACCGCAAGAGAGCTTTATCCAGAGATGCGCTTTTCTAATCATTATGGTAATACTATTGTCATCCTTGGCGGGGATACTCCTCGCCATATGGATCAAAGAATAGTGGATGAGGCACATATCAAATGGCTGATGGGACTCAAGGCCAAGCACAATGCAATCAGTAAGGAAGAAATTGACAAGATTATGGAAGAGCTGTTGAAGAGAATGGGACCGGAGGAAGTAACGGAGCTAAAGGATAGAATTGTGACAGAGTGGAAATATTTATGAACCCTATTCGCACTTTACTTGTCCACAAAAATGATTGGTACCGTGGAGAGGATAGGATCGATGGTTTCTTTCAATATCCAGTTCCGGAATTCACCTGGGATCATCTCGTAGTCACAAAGGGCTTCAGGCTCGACCTGCATCAATATCGCAAGTATGATATTGTCTTCTGGGACGACGGCAAGTACAAAGATTATGCGGGGTTCTCGCCCTTATCTCCACACAAAACCTATATGGTCCCACAAGTATGCATGTACGCTCTCTATCCAACCTTGACCAACTCACATTTCACTCGTCGGGTAGCCAGGGCGAAAAAGGATGCAGATATTGTCCTGATAGATCACGATGATGTGGAAAGGTGGAGAAAGGCAACAAATCTTCCGTGTTTTCGCATGCCATATTGCACGAATGAGCAATATTATACCGTGGGTGAAAAGACCATAGATGTCGGGTTCTACTATGTTCTCGGGTGGAATAAAGAGCGAGCGGCAATGGACAGATGGCTAGAGGGATTTTGTCGCAGAAAAGGATGGACCTATCGCTCTACACACGGAAAATCTGTCGGTAAAGAATATCGCGATCTTCTTTCCCATACCAGAGTCGTAATCCATATGAACAGGACGATGAAAACCCGCCCACCTAGAATTTTTGATGCATCGATAAGTGGTTGTGCAACACTGAGCAATACCATGCCGGTTGTCAGCGGGGAAGACTGGGGAGGAAAGTATATTTCCTTTACGTGGCCCAGAAGTGAGGAGTATAAGCAATTTGATGAAGAAGAAATCCCCATCTATACAGATCGAGATTGTTACCAGGTTGCCGAAAAACTTGAAGATCTTGTGGGAGGGCGGATGTGGCAGGAAATCGCACATTCTGCACGAGAATACACTATTCAATTCCATACGTGGATGGTTCGAGCACCGCAGCTTAGGCGGGTCATTCGATCTGCCTTCGATAGAATCAAGTAAAGGAGAAAACATGTACGAGAAGACGAATCATGATGTCTGCGTAATCGGCCTGGGCCAGCTTGGGCTGCCATTGGCCTTATCGTTTGCCATTGCCGGGTGCAATGTCATTGGCGTCGATAAGGATAAAGTTCTAGTTACCAAGATCTACCAGAAAGAGATCTCGAATCATATTGCAGAACCAGATGTTAAAGAAGCATTGGATCATGTGATCAAATACTGTGATTTTCAGGTAACATCCAGTACTGACTATGGTGTTGCCAATAGCAGCTATATCATTATCATGGTCGGGACGCCATCGGCATACGATGGTTCCTTTTCCATCAATCAGGTTCTTAGGGTATGCGCGGCGATTGCTCCACATCTGAAGGACTCACAACGCACTGTCATTGTTTCTTCCACAATCAATCCCGGCGATTGCAATGATGACATCCTATGTGCACTGGAAATAGGGGGTGCCAAGCGTGGGAAAGACTTCAATCTTTGCTACTGGCCCGAGTTCGTTGCTCTTGGGAAGATGATGAGTGGCTTTACGAATCCGCCGTACATTATTCTTGGCGCGGATACAGAAGAGGAAAAAGATTCAATATTACTCCTTGCCGAGGATGTAACACATCATGGGGAGATTCCCACGCGGATTTTTTGTACTTCCATTGCCAATGCCGAGATGATCAAACTCTCAACCAATGTTGCCATATCGAATAAAGTCATATTGGCAAACCATATTGGTTACATCTGCGAATCCCTCAAGGACGTGGATGGTAGGGAGGTACTAAAGGGCGTCGGTATGGATAGCCGGATTGGAGATAAGTATTTTTCTATTGGGACTCCTGTTGGCGGCCCATGCTTCCCAAGAGATCTTGACGTAATGGGCAGCATAGAGTATGACATCGGGAGGCATGAAATGTGTCTTGTCGATAACATGGCAGGGAACAATGAGCTATATACACAGTACTTGATATCAAAAGTGGCCAAGCTTATAAGTGAGGCTGAAAATGATGTGCTTGTCATCATGGGTCTTGCTTTCAAGGAGGGCACTAAATGTAATGTGTCGTTTGGATATGAGTTATCCAAGTATTTCCGATCTAGCCAATGTCGAACTTATGATTCTGCAGTCTATAGTGGCAACCCTTCTCTCACCGATACTATGTACGGGGCAGGTACCATCGCCGTCACTCGCCACCATAGCGATGCAGATCTCGATGAACTTATAGAAGCCCTCATGCCAGGGCAGATCGTTTTCGATCCCTGGAGGATAGTTGACGAGCAGGCTGTAGTCTCTCGTGGGGCTCGCTATGAAACGGTCGGTCGCCATCCATCCCTAAAGATCGAGGCCAAAGAGGACCACCTGAATTATATAGGAAAGAAATGCCTGGTCACGGGCGGTACGGGGATGATTGGAAGAGAAGTCTGCCGCCTGCTCGTAGAGGAAAAGGCGATTGTTACATCAGTTTCGCTCGAATTGCCAGAAGATGAGGCAAAAATAAAAGGTGTCACGTATCTTGTAGACGATCTGACCGAATCCGGGGTATGTGATCGGCTCGCAAGTATCCACGATACAATTTTCCACGTCGCGGGCACCAAGGGCAATCCTGGTGTTTCAAAGAGCAGGGTCAGTGCATTCTATACTCCGATGCTCCAGATGGGTATGAATATTGTTAGCTCTGCTATCAAGTACAATATCCAAACTCTCGTGTTTGTCTCATCTATCGGGGCATATCCGCCCGGGAAAGAGATATACTTCGAGTCATTGGATACTAACGAATATCCTATGGATCTTCCTGGCCTAGCAAAGCTTGCTATCGAGGAAGCTATGCGTGCACACATCAATGAATGTGGGAAAAGCATTTGCTGGTCTATCGTCCGTCCATCCAATGTCTATGGCCCTGGTGACAACTTTGATCCTGAGACAGGGATGGTCATTCCTTCGCTAATCGCCAAGGCATGCCTGGCGAAAAAGAGCGGTGAAGATGTTGTAGTATGGGGAGATGGTAAGGCTGTTCGCGACTTTGTTTACTGTACGGATGTAGCGAGGGGAATTCTGGCAGCCGGGCGATATGGAATGCACAATTATACATATGTCAATCTTGGGGGCTCGGATGCATATTCTATCAATACCGTTGCAGAAATTATCTGTAGTCACCTTGATGTTCTCTATGTGTATGACAAGACAAAACCATCAGGATTTCCCCGCCGTGTATTGAGCAATGTTGCAGCCCTCCTTTTATGGGGGTGGAAACCAGGGGTTAGACTTGAAGAAGGAATTACCCAGACCATAGAGTGGTATCTCGCTAACGGGCAAGAAAAGAATCGTTATAACCCACTAAAGGGGGAGCAATGTCAGGAATCAATGTAATCGATACAGAAATAAAAGGCGTTAAGCTTGTCACGCCACCACCCGTATTCGAAGATCACCGTGGCGTTTATCGCGAGCTGTGGAATTTCCTCGATTATGACTGTCGCCTTGGTCATGTAGGTATTCGTGACGAGAATGGCCCGAGCATATGGTGTGCAGATGATATCTCGATTTCTCGGCGCAATGTCCTGCGCGGCATCCATGGAGATTACAAAACGTACAAGCTCGTTTCGTGTCTCTATGGAGCTTTCTTCCTTGTCGTGGTAGACTGGAGAGAAGATTCACCGACTCGATATCAATACGTGGGGCTTACCTTGTCGGATCGTAACTATCTATCTGTCCTCATTCCGCCAGGCTGTGGAAATGGGCATCTTGTTCTCACGGATATAGCGATTTTTCACTACAAGCAATCAGAACTCTATGATCGCGAGGGGCAGTTCACTATTGCCTGGAACGATCCAACGGTGGGCATTCGTTGGCCTATATCCACGCCAATTCTCTCCGAGCGGGATGCAAGCGTGCTGCATAATCCGACTGAGCCTGCTACGGACGACAAAGGAAAACAGGCCCTGTCCGGTCTTTCGCTTATAAACAACCTTCCTTGGGATGCCAGTGAAGCAAAAGGGGCCGATGGGGGCCAGCAGACCTTGTTTGGCCTTCCGGTTATCTATCTTGACAATCCCTGCCCCCAGAAGCCCGGCGACAGCGTGTTGCCTACCGATTCGATTCCTTACAAAGAAGGAGAACTCTTCAGTGAAAATTGATTGTCTCATAGCCGGGGACTCGGGTCTCATCGGCTCACATGTCACAGATGAATTGATCAGCCGTGGGCATTCTGTTCGCGGTACCTATTTTATGTCTGCTCCTCGCAGAAATGGCCCGGAGCAAATCCGTGCCGATCTACGCAATATGGATGACTGTATGCGTGCCTGCTGGAGAGCTTCCCGCGTCTTCATGTGCGCAGCGATTACCTCTGGTGCGTATGACATGGTTAACAATCCGCTCGTCCATGTCACCGATAATATTGTAATGAATACCCACATGCTCAATGCGGCGTATCAATGTGGAGTGGAGGTTTTCACTTTCATCTCGTCATCATGCGTCTATCCGGACATGGGCAAGGTTCCATGTGTTGAATCCATGGCCTGGGAGGGCTCTCCGCACCCAAAGTACTGGTGGGTTGCCTGGATGAAAAAGTTTGCAGAGGTTCTATGCATCTCCTATGCCACACGCCTGGAACGCAAAATGAAGACCTGCATCATCCGCCCATCGAATACCTATGGACCGCGTGACAAGTTCGATCCTCATCTCTCGCACTTTATAGCTAATAAGATTAGTGAGTTTGAGTTAAAAGCAGATCCACTTGTCGTGTGGGGCACGGGGGAAGAAATCCGTGATTATATCTATGTCAAGGATCTGGCCCGTGGTATCATAGATGCAAGCGAGTTCACCGGAAGGCACCCGCAAATAGGGTATACCGATTTTAATATTGCCTCTGGTGATCCGAAGACAGTTCGCGAGGTCGTAGATACGCTGGCTGAAGTATCAGGACATCGGCCTTCCGAGATTATTTACGATGATACAAAGCCCACAACTATCCCGGTAAGAATTTTGGATATTTCGCGTTCTTGTGGTATACTACGGTTCAAGACGGAATACTCCCTAGAGGATGGACTAAGGGAGACAATCAAATGGTATCGAGATAGAACTTCAGAAATTACTGAATAGAAAGGAACTTCGTTGAATATCCTCATAACTGGAATAACCGGATTTGTCGGCTCTCACCTGGCGGATTTCATCGTTAATCATTATCAACACCGCGTCTATGGTCTTGCTCGGTGGCGAAGCCCGTTAGACAACATTTCTCATCTTCTCATCAATCGCTCTATCACTCTCAGGTTTGGCGATCTGCTGGATCTCGAATCTATAGAGAAAGTGATTGATAGCGTCAGGCCGAATATCATTTTCCACCTTGCTGCCCAGAGCTACGTTCCTTACTCTCATACGGCTCCCATCTCCACACTGCAGACTAACGTGATTGGTTCAGCCAATCTCTTCTTTGCTGCGAGAAGGGCGGAATGTGTGAAAATGGTGCATGTATGTTCTTCATCTGAGGTATATGGGCAACCCGAATATACTCCTATGGATGAGGCTCACCCACTTAACCCAGTCTCTCCATACGGTGTAAGTAAGGCGGCGGTAGATCTGCTTGCCCAGGAAGAATATGAAGCGCATGGACTACCTACAGTTCGCACCAGGGCCTTCACGCACACCGGGCCCAGGCGTGGCGATGTCTTTGTTGCTTCTGCTTTCGCTAAACAAATCGTAGAAGTGGAGATGGGCCACCGTGACACTATCAACGTCGGTAACCTTACCTCTATACGTACCTTCTGTGATGTGAGGGATATGGTAAGAGCATACTGGTTGACACAGTTCTGCTCTTTCGGGCAGGTGTATAACATAGGTGGATGTGAAACAATGAGCATAGAGAATATGCTGCAGATTCTTATCTCGCTATCGACCGCCAAGATTGAGTATAAGTCCGATCTCTCTCTTTTCAGGCATACAGATGTGACATTGCAAATTCCCGACACAAAGAAGTTCACAGAAAAAACGGGATGGGAGCCTGAGATTCCGCTGAGAAGAACACTTAATGATCTGCTAGAGTATCACAGGGCAAAGGCAAGGAAAAATGGATAGTAGCGGGACGCTATATAGACTAATTGAGGAAATGAACAGAAAGAAGAGGGACGATCTCTGTTGTGGCACAATGAGTGCAGAGGATAGGGAAAGAGCCATCGATATCCTTCTTTCTGCAGAGAAGCCAATTGAGAATCGTAGCATAGATAAATTTCGTAGAGTAATGAAAAGAAGACTCAGGGAGCTATTTAGGAAACCATGATCATCTCGCGTGCTCCATATCGTATCTCTCTATTCGGTGGAGGGAGTGACTATCCAGAATGGTTTATCGATAACGGTGGTAAGGTGTTAAGCATGGCTATCGATAAATATTGCTATATCTCTGTTTCTCATCCATATCATGAAATCCCATTCAAGGTCGTATGGCGACATGTCGAGTTATGTGAGGAGGCCCGAGATATTTTGCATCCTGCAGTTCGCGGTGCATTAGAGATGGCTCCCATAACAGATGGGATTGAAATTCACTACCATGGCGAGCTTCCTGCTCGTTCCGGCATGGGGTCGTCGTCTTCATTCGCGGTCGCCCTGCTCAACGCTCTCTATACCTATAAAGATGGACATCCGCCATGGGACAGAATTATTTTCAGGGATAGCATCTATCTGGAGCGTGAAGTTCTCGGGGAAACAGTTGGTTGGCAAGATCAGGCAGCGGCCACATATGGCGGATTTCACATCTACGAATTTGGCCCGGGTGAGAAGATGGAGATTATCGATTTGCATACTGAAAATATGCTAATGTCCGATCTTATCAATAATCTATTCCTTGTATATACACATCTCCAAAGAAGAAGTTCCCTTATTGCCCAGGATATTGTCAAAGATATCGGAGAAAAGGATGTTGGCAAATTGGTCGAGATGGTGGATAAGGCATATTATGCCCTGGTACTCCATCGCCTGGATGATATCGGCCACCTTTTGCACGAATCCTGGCAAATCAAAAAGTCTCTCTCGCCCATGATTTCCTCTGCCTCTTCGGGACTAGATTATATCTATGATGAGGCAATAAAGGGGGGTGCCCTCGGCGGAAAGGCGCTGGGGGCAGGCGGAGGGGGCTTTATGGTTTTCTACGTTCCCTGGAAAGAACGCGAAAAGTTCCTTGCTACAATGCAGCCCATATCTATTATCGTGCCGTTTTCATTATCCCGCAAAGGTGCAGAAATTATACAGCCTAAATTTGGAAAGGAAATGTAATGGAGCTACTGAAAACACTTTATACAATTCGCGAAGTCGAGTCATATATTTCTTCCCATTATCGCGAAGATGAGATGAAAACACCAATGCATATGTCAATGGGCAGCGAACACATTGCTACTGGCATCCTGCATGCACTCGGGGAAAGAGCTATCGTTTTCAATTCCTACCGAAGCCACGCTCCATTTCTCGCCTGCACGGATGATGTAGAGGGATTTTTCCTAGAGATGTATGGGAAGGCAAGGGGGCCGAATGCTGGTCGGGCCGGATCCATGCACATCGCAGAACCGGACTTTGGGCATTTCCTTTCCTCTGGCATTGTTGCTGCACAGATTCCCATCGCCGTGGGTGCCGCCTTTGCTGAAAAGTACAACAAGACCAATCGCATTGCTGTAGTATTCTTTGGTGATGGCGCAACAAATGAAGGAGTATTTTGGGAGTCGATCAACCTGGCCTGTCTCTATCGTGTGCCCATCATTTTTGTCTGTGAGGATAACGATCTGGCAGTACATACGAGGAAGATACAGCGGAATGGATATGCCGGGGAACTGAACCTTATCATGGAACATTTCTTTATCGGTACCTTTTCTGGCGAGTCAACCGACGTGGATGATGTGGTCGGTATCGCGCAGCAGGCAATAAAATGGGGAGAGGCCGGGATCCCGGTATTTATTCACTGGAAATACTATCGCTATCTTGAGCATGTTGGTGTAGACAGCGATCACGATGAGAAATATAGATCTGTAGATGAATATCTTCAATGGATGGAACGAGATTCTATCTCTGTCAGGATCAACAATCTCATGAATGCCGGTGTCCCGTTCAATGCAATCAGGGAATTACAAAGCTCGGTAGCGAGGAGAGTCAAGCGCGCTGCGGAGATGGCGAAGCTAGATTCGCTAGATGAAGATGTAGAAAGTGGGGTATACAGTGGAAGATACTAGGAGCCTAACTTACGTTGAGGCTATCAATGAAGCGTTGGTACTTATGATGGAAAAGGATCCATCTGTTTTTGTTTATGGGATCGGCGTGCCGGATCACAAGAAAGTGTTCGGTACGACAGACAAACTAGATCTACTTTATCCGGGACGATCATTGGATACTCCTCTGTCCGAAGCTGCGCTGACAGGATTTGGTATCGGTGCAGCCATGCGTGGATTGCGCCCGGTTCAGATTCACATCCGTATGGATTTTATGCTATTGGCCCTCAATCAATTGGTCAACATGGCAGCAAGTAATCATTATATCTCTGGACAGCCTATCCCGCTTACCATTCGTGGTATTGTGGGCCGGGGATGGGGGCAGGGATGCCATCATTCCAAGTCCCTACATGGCATGTTCTCTGGCATTCCCGGACTCAGGGTTGGTATGCCATTCTCACCGCATGATGCCAAGGGGATGCTGATAAGCGCAATAAGGGGATCGGATCCCACGCTTTTGATCGAGCATCGCTGGCTCTACTGGGCAGAGGGGAACGTGCCGGAGGGAATCTATGAAACGCCGATGACAAGTAACATCATTCGCCATGGAGATGATGTCACTATCATAGCCACGTCCTGGATGGTAGCCGAAGCATTGAAGGCAGCAGAGGTCATGGAAGAGAGAGATGTTAGTGTTGAGGTAATTGACCTTCGCTGGGCCAATCCCATCTGTATAGGAAATGCCGTTGCTTCGGTAGACAGGACAAGGCGCGTCATCATCGCAGATAATGACTGGAGATATTCTGGCCTCTCTGCAGAGATTATGTGTACGCTGCTTGAGAATTGTAGCGTATTGCCCGGCCATATCATACGCATAGGTTTCAAGCCCTCACCTATTCCAACCGCCCGCCATCTGGAAAATAAGTTCTATCCGAATGCGATAAGCCTTATCCGATGTATAGAAATGGAACTTGGCCTGGAAAAAATGGATGTGGACAATGTAATCGATTATTCTCACGAGAACAGATTCAAAGGACCATTCTAATGGAAAAACTCATGGCAGGACACAGAAGACAGATTGATATCAATGATTTTTCCCACATAATAGGACTTCCTGTTGAGGAAGAATGGTATCATTACTTTAGCAACATATATATCGATCTGGCATATCGTTTCCTTCTCACGCACTCCAGGGATCGAGTCATCTTGGAAGTGCTCAAAACGATCAACTCTAACAATCTCACCGAGGCCGGTGAGAAAGATAGGTGGGATATTGGATGGGGTCAGAACCTTACAGGTTACCGGGAGACCGGGGATGTCAATTGGCTCATCCCGAAATATCTTTTAAGGAAGGGTCAGCCTGTCCGAATCCATGGAGACTATGCAATTGCAAACAATGAATTGCTGATCGAGCTCGCCTTCTACAGGCTCTATCGAATAGTTCTCTTCCTATCCTATTTCGACAATGAAGATATCGACACTGTATATGAATTCGGTTGTGGCAGTGGGCACAATCTCGTCACGCTGGCAGAGATGCTGGTGGCAGGTGTGCAAGCACAACGTGAGATCGTTCGCCAGATATGGCAAGGGAATGTCGCGGTCAACAATGAGTTCCCTGGCCTAGAGTATCAGGTCGCCACCGGCCAGATACTCTAGGCCAGGGAACTCATTGTTGACCGCGACATTCCCTTGCCATATCTGGCGAACGATCTCACG